CCTCTACCGCGAGACGCACGCCACGTTCGAGGCGTACTGCCGCGAGCGGTGGGGCTGGACGTCCCGGCACGCGAATCGGCAGATCGAGGCCGCCGAAGTCGTGGCTACTTTGGGACCAATTGGTCCCATTCCGGTGAACGAATGGCAGGCGCGGAAGATTCTCACCGCCGCCCGCGAAATCAAGCGAGAGCAGCGGCAGGAACGTGACGTGCGCCGCACCGTGCGCCGCGCCGAAGTCCTCAAGACGGCGCACCCGCTGGAGGGTGACCGCTTCCGCGTCTTCGTCCACGACTTGCGCGCCGGCCAGCCGGACATTGCCACGCCGGCCGCTGTCATCACGGACCCGCCGTACCCCGAGGAACACCTGCCGCTGTACGGCGCGCTGGATGCGGCGTCGGCGGCGCTCTTGCACGAAGGCGGGAGTCTGCTGGCGATGTGCGGCCAGTCGCACTTGCCGCGCATCTATGGCGCAGAGACGGTGCTGCGCTACCAGTGGACGCTCGGCTACTTCACGCCCGGAGAGTCCGCGCAGCAGTTCGGCCGCAAGGTCAAGAGCAACTGGAAGCCGGTACTCTGGTACGTGAGCGGCAAGTACGACGGCGAGCACGTCGAGGACACGATCCGCAGCGACGGGAACGACAAGCGGTTCCACGAGTGGGGCCAATCGGTGTCCGGCATGGCGGCGCTGATAGAGCGCTTCACCGTACCGGGTGACCTCGTGTACGACCCCTTCTGCGGCGGTGGCACCACTGGCGTCGCTGCGCTGCTCACCGGCCGCCTGTTCGTCGGCAGCGACATCGACGAAGCCTGCGTCAAGCAGACGGCGGCACGGCTGGCGGAGGTGACCACGTGAGCAGGTTCGAGCGCACCGGAGACCGCGACCTGACGTTTAGCAAGTGGCACCGCACGTTGTCGGATGACTGCACCGTCATCGACGTAGACTTCGCCGAGTACTGCAACCGCTGCAAGCGCGTGCTGGCCGTCATCGAGATAGCGCACGGTCATCATGGGACAATCAAGCCGACGACGATTCTCAAGAGCCTGGCGAAGCAGGCGGGCGTCGCCGCCTACCTGTTCCTGTACGACACCGACCCGGACGGCCCGCACGGGCTGGCGCCGACGATGCGCGTCCAGCGCGTCTACCCGGAGACGACCTCAGTCAAGGTGCTGACCGTCTCCGAAGCCGGGAAGTTGATAGAGCGCATCCACAGCACGCACGCGCTGGGCTGCAGCCTCTAGCTACTCGCACGCCGTGCCGAGTCTGCAGACCGAGGCCGCGGAGAAGACCGACGTGCTGCTTCGGGGGCTGTTGGGACCACCGCAGAAAGACGCGGCGCCTTAGCCTAGCGCGGGAACGCCGCCGATACTGGCGGCGATGGTAGGATGCCCCCACTATGATGACCACCACTCAGCGGCGTCTCTTCCTCGGGGCGCTCTGCGAGGGACTGTCCAGCGAAAGTGCGCTGGAAGAGGCGGGCGCGACGCCGGCCGACCTCATGGCAGCCTCGGACGCCGACCCCTCGTTCCGCGTAGCCTACCAGTTTGCCGAGTCTGCCCGAGACGAGTACGTGCGCTTCTCCGAGAGGCTGATCGACTCCGAGTAGCGCGCTGGGTGTGGGTGTGGTGATCCCCCCACAGCATCTCATCGTGACCCCCGAGTCGCCAGCCGTCATCGCCGACTACTGGGATCAGATGACGCAGGCGGTGCCGGACCTCTTCAACGCCTGGTTTGCGATGGTGCCAGAGAGACGAGACGGCGACTGATGAACGACTGGCACAACGCCACCTGCATCGTTTGCGGGCGTCGCTTCCACTCCGATCACGTGGTCAACGCCCGGTACTGCAGCAGTCGTTGCCGCGTCAAGGTCCAATACCTGAAGCGCAAGAAGTACCGCCAGGAGGCCATCATCGAGGGTTGGCGCCACTTCCTGGGTGGCGACTGATGGTCGCCCTCCGCCGTCCCACTCGCCCCCAGCCCATCATCGTCAAGCCGGCGCGCCTACGCCCGAAGCCCAAACCGGCAAAGCGTCACTGCTGGGTCTGCGGCGCCGACCTGCGCGGCGACCACTCCGGCTCGGACCTCGTCTGCGACTGCCACCCCCGCGACGGCTTCAACCCCTGCCACGCGCCGCACGCCGAACTGGACGCACGCATTGCTCTCCTCATGTGGCGCAACCCCGGACAGACCGTGAACCTCTACCGGGCGCTCGGCTGCGCAGCCACATGGGAGAACCGGGCGGCGGTCCGGCGAGCGGTGACGCGCGTCAACCGGGCGATCCTGCGCGGGCACCCCGGGCACGGATACGAACTTGTCACAGCGGCGCGCGGCGGCAAGCGCAGGATGAGCGTATGAGCAAGTACACAGACGACTTCAAGGCCGAGATCCTTGCCGTGTACGTCGAAGATGGTCCCGCCGCAACGGCGAAGCTCTACAAGGTTCCTAGGCGGACCATCCAGAACTGGGCAAAGGCAGCGGCACTTGGCACCAGTGCCAGTAGTAAAAAGACGACCGAGGCGGCACTCATCTCGCAAGCCGCGCGCCGCGCGATTGTCCGCGACCTGCTCATTCGGCGCGTGCAGGAGATGCTTGAGCGCATGGACTCGCCGATGAGGACATGGGTCGGCAGCGGTGCAACGCCGGTCGAAGTCGAGATCGAGCGTCCGTCAGCCTCGGCGTGCAAGGACCTGGCGACCACGGCCGGCATCCTCCTGGACAAGTTCCGGCTGGAGGCTGGAGAGGCAACCGAACGCTCTGAGGTAACAGTGACCAAGGTCAACCGCGAAGCCGCGGTCGAGAAGTTGGCGAGGAAGATTCTTGACGAAGCTGAGCACATCACTAGCGACGCTAGCGAGGGCTGAAGCCGAGCGGGAGATCGCCGCCATGAGCGACGCTGAGGTGGCTGAGTTTCTGGCAGACGGCGTCGGTCCCGACGAAATCGCCTTCATCAAGTCTCTCTCCATCGAGGACAAGGTAACCGGCGGCCTGATCCCCTTCGCTCTATGGCCGTTCCAAGAAGAAGCTGTGGGCACGCTGAATGAGCACGGCCGCGTCTTCGCCCTCAAAGCCCGCCAGCTCGGCATCACATGGCTGGTCCTCGCCCACCTGCTCTACATGGGCATGTTCTGGGGAAACCGCCTCTTCCTCATCGCCTCGCAGTCGGGCTCCGACGCAATCGACGCCCTGCACCGCATCCGCATCATGTACAACTCGCTGACCGATCCTCCGGTTTCGCTCATCGTCGACAACACAGAGCAGATCGTCCTGTCCAACGGCTCGCGCTTCGAATCCATGAAGGCCACCAAGCGTGCCGGCCGCTCCAAGGCCGCCTACGCTGGGTTCGCGGATGAGTTCGCCTTTTGGGACTGGCCCGACGAACAACTCAACGCCCTGGACTCAGCCTGTGAGCGCCTCTACGCGGTCACCACGGGCAACGGACCCGGCGACCTCGCGCACACCATCTGGGACCAAGCCGAGCGCCATGAAGGACGCTGGAAGGCTCTGTTCATCCCGTGGCATGCGCACCCAGGACGAGACTCGGAGTGGTATCGCCTCAATGTCACGGAGGCACCCGAGCCGCGCCTGGCGCGCCGTGAGCACGCGGCCACGCCAGAGGATGCCCTGTCGGCGCCGGGCGGGAGCTACTTCGAACGCTTCACCCGTGAGCGCAATGTCGCCACTGTTAGACCGGTGTCGGGGTGGACGACGTGGCGCGGCGTCGACTTCGGGTTCCGGCATCCGGCATGCGTGTGGGTGCAGAAGTCGCCGGCCGGGCAGTTGTTCGTCATCGCCGAACTGGCGCCGTCGAACATGACCACGGAGGAGTTCCGCGACGCCATCGTGGCGATCGACAAGCGGCTCGGCGTGGCTCCGCGCTACAGCTACTGTGATCCCGCCGGCAACGCCGCCAACGTGCAGACGGCTGAGTCTGAGTTCGATGTCCTGAAACGTGCGCACCTCAACCCGCGCAGCAAGCCCTCGTCTATCCGCGACGGCTGCATACGCATGATGAACCTGCTGGCCGATCCAGACCTCCCGCTCGTCGTCTCCGAGGACTGCCCCGAGCTCATCCGCTGCATGACGCAGGTGAAGCCCGACAAGTCGCGGCCGGAGCTCTACGACCAGCGCGAGGACTCGCCTTACCAGCACCTGCTGGACGCGCTGCGCTACCTGCTGGTCAACAAGCCCAGCGGCGGCGGCGGGGGTGTCGCCTACGAAGAGGCCTCGTCGTCGCCTGTTTTCGACTTCTAGCCTCGTAAAGTCGTCACAGCGCCGCGCATGAACGGCCGCAGGCTTAGGCAGTGGCCACCTCAGCCAAGAGGCGCACTGCCCGCCGGACGTCAGTCAGTAGACGCCCGGCTTCGCTGTCCCTAGCGGCGGGCAAGGGCGGTCCGGATCAGACGGTCATCGGGTCTGACTCGGTCTCCTACGCTGCTGCAGACGGCTCCAAGAGCCTCATAGAGCTGGAGCGTCGCTACGAACTGCGCGGCGTGCAGGGCGGGCGCACCTACCGCGCCATGCGCCTCGACCCACACATCTATCACTTGCGCCGGGCGATGAACCTGCCGATTCTCGGGGCCGCGGTCTCCATGGAGCCGGCCGAGGGCGGGGCTCCCAACGACCAGGGCGTCATCGAGAACCAGGACGCCGCCGACAAGGCCGCGCTGGTCGAACGTTCACTGCTGAACGGCTCCCTGTGGCCCTCCTTCGTGCGCGACTCCCTGCTCTGTCAGGACTACGGATTCTCGGCCTTCGAGATCTGCTGGTTCCGCGATGAGGCCACCGGCGAAGCCCGCTGCAGGCTCGAACTGCGGCCCACCTCCTCGATCTGGACCGCGGACATTCACGTCAGGAACGGCTCCATCGACTACGTCGTGCAGCGGCCCCTGGACGGCGGCGAGCGCACCATCCCGGGCGAAAAGCTTGTGTGGTTCGCCTACGACAAGGAGGGCGACTCCTTCCAGGGCTCTCCCATCCTGCGGCCGATGTACGCGCCCTGGATCGACAAGCTCAAGCTCAACGCACAGCTCCTGACTGCAGTGCGCAAGGGCGCCGGCATCCCCAACATCACGACCGACTGTGAGAAGGGCTCCGAGGAGTGGAACGGGCTCATCTCGGCCGGGCGCAACTACGCCATGAGCGACACCTCCTACGTGCTGCACGGCGAGGGCACGGCGTTCGAGATCTTGTCGAGCAACGTATCGGTCACCCACATCCTCGACGCCATCGCAGAGAAGAATTCTGAGATCACCTCAGTCTGCCAGGCGCAGGTCTTCGACCTCGGCGTGAACAAGGCCGGCAGTTTCGCCCTCGGCAAGACGCTCGCCGACGCCTTCCACAACGGCGTGCAGGCTCAGGCCGAGTACATCGCCAGCGTGCTCAACGCCGACGGCGGCCTCATCCACCAGCTCATCGACAACAACTTTGCGAGCGACGAGGGCCGCCCGGTGCTGCGCATGGGCAACGTCGAGACCGTCGACCTCAAGTCCATGGCACAGGCGCTGTACTGGATCAGCCAGGCGCTCGGCGGCATCCCCGATGACCTCAAAGATTGGGCGCTGCAGCAGGTGAACGCGCCCACCGGCGGCACCACTCAGGTCGTCGTCACGCCGCCCACGAAGC